CAAGTACCATGAGCCTTAAATACGGAGCTAATAGCATTGATGCTGTAGGTTTTAAAAAGTCATCAGGAGACCAAAAAAGCAAGCTCAAGTCATTAGCTAATTACAACTGCGTTATTATCGAGGAGGCTGATGAGATCTCAGAAGAGGATTTTACGCAGTTAGATGATTCTTTAAGAACGATTAAAAGCAATATTAAAATTATTCTACTTCTTAACCCCCCAGCTAAAAGCCATTGGATAGTGAGGAGATGGTTTGATTTAGAAGAATCGGGAGTTAAAGATTTTTATATACCCTCACTAAAAGTTGGGCTGGGGGACACGTTGGTAATAAGATCATCATATCTCGACAACAAAGCCAACCTAGCACCACAGTCAATTGCTAACTATGAGAGGTATGAGCAAACGAAGCCCGACCATTACTGGAACATGGTGAGAGGATATGTGCCAGAGGTTGTAAGGGGTAAGGTGTTCTCTAATTGGCAAGAAGTACCGAAAGTACCCCATGAGGCACGTTTGGTCCGTAGAGGTCTAGATTTTGGCTATACAAACGATCCTACAACACTGACAGACGTGTACGAATACAATGGAGGGTATATCTTGGACCAACAGCTCTATAACTATAGAATGAGCAATCGCCAGATAGCAGAGACAATACTGTCGTTGCCGGAGCCTAGTTGCTTGGTAGTTGCTGATGGTTCAGAGCCAAAGAGTATTGATGAGATAAAGATGAATGGTGTGAACATTATAGGGGCAGAGAAAGGACCGGGTTCAATCAATGCAGGGATAGCATACGTTCAGAGTCTCCCTATCTCCTTCACAACAAGGTCCGTCAAGATTAAGATGGAGTATGAGAATTATGCATGGAAGGAGGACAAGGAAGGGAATGGCTTAAACATACCAAGGGAAGTGTTCAATCACGCCATGGACGGTATCAGATATGCATTTACCACCTTGGTAGAGAGCGAAATTAATGAGTTAGTTGACGATTCAAGTCTATTACCACAGGAGGACGAGGGGTTATATCCTGATATTGGTCTATAACTTGCATTACCGTATAGTTTTATAGTATAATTAAGGGATAAAAGTCATTAAGGGATGGGAAAACCTAAAATGATAACCATAAACCATAAAAAGAGACAACAAATCGTCGCACAAGCTCTCCAAGAGCTAGTTTTTGCACGGAATTACAAGCAAGGGAAGGTAAAACACTGGAAAACGAACGAGAACTTGTACTACGGTAGGCGTAAGGATGCCATCACGTCGCGATCCAACGTGGATCTTGGTCAGATGTCAGCGTTTGTTCACACCTTACTCTCCAAGATTGATAATCCCTTGGTATTTAAGTTCACAAAGCGCAAGGAAGCACAGCTTCAGCGAGTAAAGTTACTTAATGCCTTGAGGGTAATAGACCAGGATAAGAACAACTGGGATATTAAAGACCTTGTTGGTAAGAAGCAAGGTGTGATCTATGGACGAGCTATATACTCATATACAGCAGATAGTTTAGGTGGTAGGTACAAGGCCAACCTAGACAATGTTGATGTGTATGATTATTTGATAGACCCATCAGCAGGGGGTATTGATATTGAACGAGCCGAGTACATGGGGCGGTATGGAGTCATTAAGACAAGAAGTCAGCTAGAGCAAGGTGTGAAGGATAAGATGTACCTGAAGACTGAAACATCAAGACTCATTGAGGGAGCATCTAATGCTAGTGATACACCCCAAGAACAGGTGAATAAGCAGAACCGTACCTATGATACTAACGTGTATTCTTCAGAGAAGCAGATAACAGGATCAGATAAGTTCAAATTCTGGGAATGGTATACTACCTTTGAGGGAGAACGCTATTACCTACTACTTCAGGAGACTGGAGCTACAGCCGTTAGAGTTGAGAAGCTAGACAGCATATTCACTTCAGGGCTATGGCCATTCTGGACGTGGGCTTCGTTCCCAGACCTAACAGAGTTCTGGACACCATCATACTGTGACTATGTGCGTGAGGTGATAATGGCACAAGCAGTATCGGTCAATCAGCTACTAGACAACGCAGAGCAAATCAACAAACCACAGAAGGTGGTGAATGTTGGAGCTATTGAGAACCTGGCAGAGTTGAAGTACCGGAGAGATGGATATATCAAGGTCAAGAAGGACTTTGATGCAGATAAGGCTGTACAGATCTTGCGAGTACCTTCTATTACTACACCAATCAATACCTTTGAGATATTGGAGGGTATCAGAGAGAAGGCTTCAGGAGTAACAGCAGGAGCGCAAGGAGTATCAGGTGAGGACAAGGTTGGTATTTACGAGGGGAACCAAGCTAACGCAGCAGATCGCTTTGGTCTCCTGAACAAGTCCTACGCCTTTGGTTACAAGCGCTTTGCTAAACTCTACGAGTGGGGAGTACGAGACCACTTGGTGAAGAAGGTTGCAGTGGATATCCTTGGCCCTGAAGGAGTCGAGATAAGGGATGTCTCAAGACGTGACATATTCCGGAAGAATGAGGAATTTGGTACGATGGTTGAGAGTTCAAATGCAGAGCTTGCATTGTCCGAGACAGAGAAGAAGCAGAAGATAGCGTTCCTATCTAATAATAGCCTGAACCCTATGCAGAACCCACAGAAGGCATACGAGATACAAGCTACTATTGCTGGGTTCGATGATGACACAATACGTCAATTACAAGATTCTGGTGACTTTGGAGATGCTAAGATTATGTCAGAAGCAGAACGGGATATTGAGCGATTGCTAGATGGTGAGATATTTGAGCCTAATGCACGAGCCAATACAGCATACAAGCAGAAGTTCGTGGACTATATGAAAGACCACAAGGAGGATATCAGCCAAGATGAATTTATTATGCTCGTTGAGTATGTACAATCTCTGGATGAGATTGTGATGCAGAACATGATACATGAAGCTAACAGACAGTTATTCCAGGACCAGATGGCACGGATGAACGCGCCACAGGAAGAAACTAACGTGAATATTAACAATGATAATGGGGGGATCATTTCTCCGACACAATAAACATGAAATATAACATTAAACCAATGAACTTTGAGGCAGATGCAGAGGGTAATATCGACTCTATAGCACTTCGAGATAGAATAATTGAGAAACGAGGGTATGTCATCGAGTTTTCTCTTGGTACCCTGGAGGATAACGTGCTATTCAATAGCAAGAACCAGAAGGAGCTACAGGCCAAGATTGTACATGAGCAAGCTAAGGCAGAGAACATCCTACACTTTAACGAGTTTCTTTCAGATCTAACTGAGGAACAACGACACGCATGTTGGATGTATATGGAGGCATCACAGATGGCAGACGTTGCAGCTATTAAGCTCGACCAGATAAATACTCAGATTGAGTTAGATAATGAGGAAATTACCGAGATTAAATCGCAGATCCCAGCTTTAGCAGATAATGTTGACCCCACAGATGACGAAATCGGAAAAGATAGCGAATAGTGGTGAGTCTGTCCAGGGGATAGCGGATGACTTGCAGAAGGCAACAGCAATTAGTGCGCTTCATAGCATGGAGGGCGGAAAACTATTGGTGAACAACCTACTAAAAGACGTTATTTCTAGTATTGACACACTCTGCGCAAGACACAAGGACCTAACTATGCAGGAATTCATTACACTATCTGCGGATATGAAGACTAAATTAGATATGGTGAAGGTTATGACACGAGCTGAGAAGAACAAAGACTATTTGAACGAGCTACTAGATCAAGCCTTGCTTGAAAACGAGTAGTGTTGCTCGTCCTGTATATTGAGTGGTAATCCCCATCCGCCACAAGGTATACAGGACCAGCTACATTATTGCCCTAGATTTCATAGTGTAGTATAATTATATTAAATGGGGTCCTGTGAGGGGCAAAATCTACTACGCGAGGCATAGCGGTTAAAAAATCCAGTAGCGCAACTACTTAAAAATGTTTTAATTGTATGAAAGATGACAAAAATACTCCAGAGGTGGAGGTTAAAACACCAGAAGCCGAAGTTATTGAAGAAGTAGTAACGGAGGAAACTATCGGCGAAATGGCAGGGAAACCAGATGACGGAACCGTTGATCGGAATGTATTTGTTAGTGAGAAAAAAGCTCGCAAACAAGCCGAGAAGGAACTGAAAGCCTTAAAAGAATCTATAGAGAAGGGTGCGTCTGCAAAAGATGTATCTAATGACATAGGATCTATCGCTGATGAGCATAATATTGATCCAAAATTCTTGCAAGACTTTGCGAACACTATTAGATCTCAAGCTGAAGAAGGTATTGAAGACAGAATCAACTCAAAGTTCGACTCGTATAATAACGCATCAACTTTTGAAAAGAAATTCGGCAAGGCTTATGAGACAGCCATTGACCGTGGCCCAGAGTTCAAGGAGATTGCAAATCCTGAAGTCATTAAGGCCCTCTCTAAACTTCCAGAAAATTCAAAGAAGACAGTATCTCAAATACTAGAAGATACTTATGGTAATGCTATCACAGGAAAAGCGACCATTGAAACGACGAAACCAGGAGGAGGAAAAGATCCAGAACCACTTGATTACGATAAAGCTCAGAGGGATGGCGCATACTTCGCAGAAGTAATGGCTGACCCTGAGAAGAAAGAGCAATATAACTCTATGATGCTGAAGAAAGGATTTTAAGAAGGGATGGGGATTTTATTCTTTTAAACAATAATTATTATGTCATTGACCGATTATAAACCCCAATTTGACAACGCTTACCAAGAAGTTTTCCAGAAAACTTTGGTAGCTAAAGATATTATGAACACTCGTTTCGAGGCTATGCTTAAATATGGAGCATCAGTAGAGCGAGTAGCTTACGATATCTCAGGAGTAGAAGTACGAACAGTAACACGAGGCGCAGCTTCAACTATTGATTCACTTTCTGATACTTCAGAATTACTAACTATTAACCTTGAAAAAGAAACAGCATTCCACATCTCAGATGGTGAAGCTACTCAAACTGGACCTTTGAACCCAGGAGAGGTTATTGGTAAACAAGTAGGACACAAAGTTGCACTTGACCTTGACGGAAAGTGTTTTGCTGAAGTTCTAAACGCTCTATTCATCTTTGATGCTGGAGACTTGACTACAGGAGTATCTACAGGAGTACCAATTACTCTTACATCTACTACTGTTCCACAAATGACTACACGTCTAGGAGCTAAACTACGAAACCGAAACAACCAAGAAGTTATGACTAACATGGCTCTTGTTGTAGATTCATACGCAGCTTCAGATATATCACAGTTCATCATTTCAAAGAATATCGACCTTGCAGGTTCAGTATTCAAGAATGGTTACACAGGTGATGTTGGAATGGCTCAAATGTATATTTCAGAGAACCT